AGACAGCATCACCCGCGGCGCCATCACCCCCGACGCTCACCCCCATGAGTAACTTCAAGCACCTCGACGGCATGGTCGCCCTGCTTTCCGAGGTATATGAAATCAATGAGCGAATTTTGACGCTCGACATCTGCTCCAACAAGACCGCCATCGCCTCGACCCGCATGAAGAAACTCCTGCACCACTATCACGAAGCCCTGCACGAAGACGGCGCCGTGAAGGTATCGCTTCAGGCTTACTGCGCCGCCGGTGGCTGGGTCGGCATCCAATACTCCTACGAGCTCGACGGCTTCGAGGTCGCCGGATCACAAGTCCCGAGACGCGTATGAACCGACGTAACCTTATTAACGGAATAGCGGTTCCTGATTTAGATGGAACATGGGTTCTATTCAGAGAGGCTTACGCTCTTCTCGAAAAAAGAAAAAGAACCATCAAAGGCCTTACTAAGAAGATTTCTAATCTTAAAAGGCAGTTAAAGAGAAAGAGGAAAGAGTATAAATTGCGTAGTAAAAAGCCATTTCATGGCAGGGTTAAACTTACCATACAAGTCAGCAGCAACAGGACATACTCAGTGTATTCAAAAGCCTTAATGAAAAGACTATGACCCTAAACCAACGCTTCTCCGTCGTCGCCCTGCTGCTCCTCGGGCTCAACGCCCAAGCCAAGACCGACGCCGCCTTCCTCGAGGCCGTCGCCGAGGTCGAGTCTGGCCACAACCGCAAGGCCATCGGCAAGGCCGGTGAGCGGGGCATGTATCAGGTCGGCAAGGCCGCTTGGGACGACGCCTCCGCCCGCCTCAAGGCCGAGGGCCACTACGCCTTCCCCTGGTCTAAGTGGCGCGACGCTACGGCGCAGGACATGGTGGCCGCCTCCCACCTCCGCTGGATCAGGGCGAACTTTCACCGCCTCGGCATGACCGACCCGACCCCTGAGCAACTCGCCCTGGTCTGGAACGTAGGCTGGACCGCCGCCCGCTCCCAAGGCTTCCGGGCGAACGGCTACGCTTTCCGCGTGGCTAACCTTTTCCGCTTGTCCTTAGCCAAGCCGCGTTAAAGGGTCTTGCCGTGGCCCACCTCATCGTAGCAATCGACCCTGGCGTAAACGGCGGCATAGTCTGGTCGGCAGACGGCGACCCGGTGGAGTGCGCTAAGATGCCAGGCTCTGATGTCGAGGTTTGCCAACTCCTCGCGGATCTCAGCTGCAAGGCCAAGGACGTCAGCCTCTACCTCGAGGAGCCTCCGCTGTTCGCCGGCAAGAACATCCCCGGTTCCGCCATCGGCAAACTGATGTGGAACACGGGCGTCCTCTACGGCGCCGCCGTCGCCATGGGCTGGAAAATCCACCGCATCCGTCCGGCCATCTGGCAGAAGACGCACACCTGCGGGACGAAGGGCGACCTGACCACGACCCAGTGGAAGAACAAGCTGAAGGCCCGCGCCTGCGAACTCTTCCCCACTCAGGACGTCACCCTCTGGAACGCCGACGCCCTGCTCATCTTCGACTCCGCCACCCGCGGCGTCATTAACTGAGTTAACATAACTCGGTAAGACCCTTTACTTTGTAATCTCTACCATCACATGAAGAAAGACACCAAACTTCCGACTGAATACCGCATCATCGCGGACTCGTCATACATCGTTTTACCCGATCAGAAGGTCGCCCGCCTCCTGACCCCGACCGTCCGCAACGGCGTGACCTACTACAACCTCTTCGTCCCCGACTACACCCGGATGTCCCTCGCCGACATCGAGGCCACCATCAAGGCCGGTGAAGTCACGAAGGCCGAAGCTACTAAATAATCTCCCATGAGTACCAAACCCACGCCCCCCACCTCCGCCACCGCCTCCCTCGTCCAAGCGCTCGCCGCCCTGGACAACGTGAAGGCCAACAAAATCAATCCCGCCTTCAAGGCCAAGTATGTCAGCCTCGACGCGCTGCTCGACGCCATCAAGCCGGTCTTGCTCGACCACGACCTCGCTCTCATCCAGACGCTTGTCAGCCAGGACGGCAAGGTCGGCGTGTCCACCGCCTTCCTCCACTCCTCCGGCGAACGCTTCGACTTCGGCACCCTGCTCGTCAAGGCCGAGGGTCTGACCGCCCAGCAGATCGGCGGAGCCATCACCTACATCCGCCGCCAGTCCATCCAGACCGCGTGCGGCATCTCGGTCGACCTTGACGATGACGGCGCCGTGGCCTCTGGCTTCCGCCCTACGCCCTCGCAAGCCTCCGCCCCTGCCTTCTCCCCCACCCCTCGCCCCCTGACCAAATGAGCAAGCCCTCCAACGACTTCGACCCCTTCGACCCCATCGCCGGCGCCATGCGTGCCATGCACCAGGGCAATATGCTCGCCGCCGAACAGGCTAAGGCAAAGGCTCAGGAAGAACAGATGCAAGCCATGCGCTACGCTGGCAACGAACTCGCCCGCGTCCTCGACGACGTGGTCAACTCCGAGCTCTGCCAGTTCGACGCGATCTCCAAGGCCGTCTGCATCGCCACCATCGCCAAGTGGAACCGCGCCAAGACCGGGCAACTGTAATAAGCAAACCAATTATGACCGAACCTACTCGACACGAATTAAATCAATTCCTTTGCAATCGTTGTAATAAGCCGGACGCTGAACTTTTCGGCATGATGGTTTCAAGTAACGAAGGGCGATGGGTTTCTTACGAGGACTACGCCCGCCTAAAGGCCGAGAACGCCTGGCTCAAGGAAGCAATTGCCGACTCATACAAGGCCGTCGATGAAATGGAGAAAAGGTTCAAAGAGTTAGAGGCTGAGTTTGAAATGCACCCTATGGCTATCGACAACGCCCGCCTCAAGGCCGAGGTCGAGCGGCTGGACGGACTATGCAAGCAATTGTCTAGGCAGCAATCCGACATCTCCTGCGAGAACATCATGCTTCGCAAAGCCGGGGATGCCTTGGAGAACTGGATTGCATGGGAGTGTGATGCACCCGCTGGCACGGCAGATGATATTCGTGATGCATGGAACGCCGCCAAGGAGGGCAAGCAGTCCCATGGCTGACATCCCCAAGGGCATCGAGCGGATCGCCACGACCGTCCCGAAGCAGTACGCCCTGCTCCTTCTCCTGGACGGCTTCCCCTACGTCGAGTTCACGGCCCGCAAGCACGCCGACTTCCTGACCGACCTCAACGCTTGGAAGCGCAAGACCTACCCGTCCCTGTCCCGCTCCGCCGTCCGCTTCTTTACGCTTGCCCCTAACGGGGAGATAAAGGAACTTACCTTCACGCCCACCCGCTCATGACCAACCGCGACTCAATCAAGCGCTTAGTGGAAAACATCACGGGCTCGCTGGCCACCGTCCAGCACATCGCCGGGCGTTACGAACAGCACGACGCCGACATCATCACCCTGTCCGACCTGAACCGCTCGGCCATCACCGAACTGCAGGTCTTCGCCGATCAGATTGATACCGCTGACGAGTCCGCCCAGGTCAAACCGCTCCATGACCGCGTCCACGTCCTCGTCGTCCAGCTGCGCGTCCTGCGGAATACCCTCGAGGCCATGGAGAACGCCGCCGAGGCCGCCCTTGAAGACGTACGCCGCATCTCGGCCAGCGTCGAGGAAGCGAACCCCGAAGACGACAGCCTGTGAGCAAAGCCTGTGAACTCTGCAAGGGTGCGTGCTGTGAGAGCATCCTCCTGCCCATCAGCCCTAGCCCGACCTCGACGGAGTTCTATGCCGCCCGCGGCGAGGTCTTCCATATCGCTGGCAGTACCTTCGCCGAAGTCCCTGCCCGATGCCCGCACCTGTCCGGCTCCGGCAAGTGCAAGACCTATGCCAACCGCCCGGTCGCCTGCTCCCGCTTCACCGTGGGCTCGACCATGTGCATCACAGCCATCCAGCGCCGTCGCCCCGATCAGGCCGACGCCATCATGGCTCTCCTCTGATGCTTAACCTCTTTCTAGGAATAATGATTGGATACTTCGTACGCGTATCCATTGAACTCGTCATCTATGACGACGAAGACTAAGCCTTTCCCACCAACACCCAATAACACACCCATGCCCGACCTCATCACCGAACGCGTCATCTATGACGGCATCCAAGCGCTCAACCAATCCGGCGCGAAGGAGCTGCTCAAGTCCCCGGCTCATTACCAGGCGTATCTCGCCCGCACCCGCGAAGAGTCCAAGGCCCTGCGAGTGGGCACGGCGGTCCACAAGCTCGCCCTCGAAGGGCTCGATGCTTACAACGCCACGCACGCCATCGCCCCGGACGTGGACAAGCGGACCAAAGACGGAAAGCAGGCGTGGCAGGACTTCGTCACCGCTAACGAAGGCAAGGCCATCCTGACCGCCGAAGAGGGTGCCCTCGTCGACGCGGTCGCCAACTCCGCTGCGGCCTGCATGAAGGCCAACGGCATCGTCCTCTCGAAGACCGAGGTCATGTTTACTGCCTTCATCGGCGATACCCTGGTCAAGTGCGCCATCGACGGCATCTCCGACGACGGCTACATCTACGATCTGAAAACCTGCGAGGATGCCAGCCCGCACGGCTTCCTCCAGTCCGTGCGTAAATACAAGTACGCCCTCCAGGCTTACTTCTACCGGCACGCCGTCGAGTCGGCCTACAAGTGCCGTGTCCTCGGCTTCCGTTTCATCGCCGTCGAGAAGGAGCCGCCCTACGCCCACGCGGTCTACGAGCTCGGGCCGGAACTGATGACCGGCGCCGCCTTCGACTTCGAGCGCGCGCTGACCCTGTACAAGGACTGCACCGCCACGGGCAACTGGCCCGGCTACCAGACCGAGATCACCACCATCGACATCGCCGCCAAGCCCAGCGCCGCGACCAACATCAACTTCGCCTAATACCATGACCACCGAAAACAACGACAGAGCCCCGCTGACCTCAATCAGCACGAACGGCACGTATCGCCTCAAACTCATCAAGCCCCGCTTCGAGAAGGTCAAACAGTGGGAGGACGGCACCACGTCCTGCCGCCTGTTCTTCGTCGACGACAAGGGCTTCTGCCTGTCGAAGAACTTCTCCAGCAAATACGGAAAGGCGCTCGCCATGCTCGTCGGCAAGTTCTCCGGCAAGTATACCAACGAGATCCGCTTGGACGCCACCCCTGCCGAGTATATGCAGTATCTCGAGCCCGCCTGCGGCCAGACCATCCTCGTCGGCGTCGAGGTCGAGGCCAACGGCGAGTGGCAGGGTAAGCCCCAGTATAAGTACAAGATGACCTACCCGCGCGGCTCCCAGAAGCCAACCGCCCCCGAAGAGCCGCTGCCCCCCGAAGGCGTCCCCTTCTAATCAGCCATGGACCAAATGGAAGCATACGAGTTTTTCATGGAAGTGAAAAACAAAGAGATTCAAGAACTGAAAGACAAGTTAGAGCGAACTAACGCCTCTTGTAACGCCATGATTAATGCAGGCATGAGAAATAGGAAACGTCTTACAGAAATTGGGGACGAAATGGCAGAGTTTATGACCATGGCAATTGATACTCCGCACGAACTTATCCCGAAAAGAAACTTCATAGTTAACTCTTGGGACGCGGCAAAAAATGGTCGCAACCCATGACCGACGAAGCACCCACGCCGATGGCCGCCCCGACGCTCGTCCTGATCGCAGGCTACGCCAGGGCGGGCAAGGACACGCTCGCCTCCGGTATCCTTGAGTGGTCCCAGCGGCCCGCCGAGCACATCAACTTTGCCGACGCGCTCAAGGAGGCCGCGAACCATTACATGGATTACCTCGGCCTAGACGGCGACTTCTTCAAGGAGGACTTCAAGGTGGATAACCGCGACTTCCTCGTGCACGCGGGCAAGTTCGCACGGCGCCTAGATAAGGACGTCTTCGCCCGCCACTTCGCCAACTGGTGCCCGGTCATGAAGCACCACGACCAACCCTCCCCCGAGACCGTCGTCTGCTCCGATTGGCGCTACGTCAACGAGCTGCGCGTCTGTCAGGACATCCTGTGGGAAAAAGGCTGGAAGGTCCGCACCATCTACGTCGCCACCGCTGGGGTCGGCCCGGCTAATGACGAAGAGCTCGACAGCATCGCCGAGATACGCGCGTCCCACCTGTTCGACCAGGAGTATATCTTCAGGCCGTCCTCGCGTAACGCGATCATGACCGAAGGTCGCAACCTTGCCCGCTCATGGAAACTATGAACCCCGAGACGCTGCGCTGGGCGAACAAGGTCGGCCTGTCCCCCGACCGCGTGGCCTTCCTGCTCGCCTGCCCCAAGTATACCCGCACCGGGCGAAACGATAAGCCTGCCTACATCAAGGCCGAGAACCCTAACCACCACCTGCAGAAGTTAGGCGACTGCTATTGGTTCCGCCTGCGTCGCCGCGGCAAGGACATCGTCGAGAACATCGCCAGCGACCTCGAGACCGCCCGCAAGCGCCGTGACGAGATGCTCGCGGCCTTCGACGCCGGCAAGCCCATCCCTTACATCAACGTCCGATGAGCGACCTATTCCGTCCTTTCTTTACTTACTACGGAAGCAAATGGCGTGCTGCTCCGCGTTATCCTTTCCCTATGCATGACACTATCGTTGAGCCTTTTGCTGGTGCTGCTGGTTATTCGATTCGCCATGCACATAAAAAGGTAATCTTGGTTGAGAAAAACGCTAAGATGGCATCGGTCTGGAGATATTTAATTAAGGCCACAAGCGCCGAGATACTTGCCCTACCCTTGATTGAGCCAGGTCAGTCCGTTGACGATCTAGACGTCAGCCAAGAGGCACGCATACTCATCGGCCTCAATTGCAACAAGGGAGCCGCAGCACCATCGAAACGCCTGTCTTCATGGTTTAAAGATAAGCCAAACCAGTTTTGGGGCGAGAAATACAGGCAACGCGTAGCACAGAACGTTGAGCGCATTAAGCATTGGACGCTGATTGAGTCAGACTACTCAAACGCCCCCGACATAAATGCTACTTGGTTTATTGACCCTCCTTACAACAACAAGGCCGGTAGTTATTACCCGACGCAGGTCGAAGACTATCAGGCTTTGGCAACTTGGTGCAAGTCTCGCCAAGGCCAAGTTATGGTCTGCGAGAACGAAGGAGCCAACTGGCTTCCCTTCGAGCCATTCCTTGCCATCAAGGCAAACAACAGCAAGAACGGCGGAAAGATTAGCATGGAAGCCATCTGGCAAAACTAATGAGCACCCCTACCCGCTTCGTCGCTTTCGGCGATAACCACGGCGACATGGCCGACGAGAACGCCGTCGAGGCCCTCGTCGAGTTCATCAAGGACTACAAGCCGACCGTCCGCGTCCACCTCGGCGACTGCTTCGACTTCCGATCCCTGCGCCGTGGAGCCGGGCAGGATGCCGAAGGCGCTGAGTCGCTCATTTCCGACATCGAGGCCGGTGAAGCCTTCCTCGAGCGCACCAAGCCCACCGTCTACCTGATGGGCAATCACGAGCACCGGGCACAGGCCCTCCAGCATACCTCCGGCTCCGCCCTGGTACGCGACTACTGCGCCGACCTCGAAGCCCGCATCAAGACCACCGCGAAGAGCTGCGGAGCGAAGACCATCCTGCCCTACCACGCCGAGAAGGGCGTCTATCGCCTAGGTCAGGTCGCCTTCATCCATGGCTACGCCCACGGCCTGAACGCCACCGCCGAGCAGGGTAAGCACTACGCTGACCGAGGAGGCGCTCTGATCCACGGCCACACGCACACGCTCGCCCAGGTTAACTTGACCAAGGCCGAAGGCGGCGCCGCGTTCTCCGCCGGCTGTCTCTGCCAGAAGGACGCCATGGCCTACGCGTCGCACCGCCTAGCCACCTCCCGCTGGGGCTCAGGCTTCGCCGCCGGATGGGTCGACGGCAAGGACTGGAAGGTCTGGCTCGTCCACCGCGTCGGCTCCCGCTGGGTCTGGACCACCGACCTCAAGGTCTTCACCCCGAAAGCCCGATGAAGCGCTTCGACGCCCACGCCCTCGTCGCCGCCCTGGTCAGCGAACCAAAGGACGCCCCCGAAGGCTGGCTCAAGACCGTCGAAATCATCCGCCTTCTAGGTTATCGGACCCGGGCAGGAGTCGCCCTGCCTATCGCCCGCATCGTCAAGGCAGGCTTCGCCCAACAGCGACGCATCACCCGCAGCCGACTGGCGTACAATCTGAGCCCTCGTTTCAAGACCTGGGCACAGGCGCACGAAGCCGTTATCGCCCTTGAAGCCTTCAAGGCGCCCGCCGGATGGGTCAACCTCTCCGACTACGCACGCAAGCACCGGCGCACCGTCCGCGGCATCCAATACCGCATCGACGCCTCCCTGATCCCTGTGCGCATCTTCCGCACCCCTCGCCCGGTTCCGCACTACCGCAAGTCCGACCTCGACCGCATCCTACGCAAAGCATCTTGACCACGGGCACCCACGCCCACAAACCCCAACCCTCTCTTCCATGACTCCCCCGAACAACGTTCAGGCGGAACGCCACTTACTCGGCGCAATCCTCCGCGACAACATCCCATTCCCGACCAACCTGAAGCCATCGGACTTCTTCGAGCCGAAGCATCAGGACGTGGCCGCTGCCATTCTCTTCCTGCAGGCTGACGGTAAGTCCGCTGATGAGGCAACCGTGCCAGCCTACCTTCACTCCGCAGGCTCGACAGTCGATTACCCATTTATCAACGACCTGACGGCCTACGCTGGTTTCAGAGAACTACGCCAGGAGCACGTCGACATGATCGCCGACGCGGCCTTCATGCGTGAGGCTTCCCTAATCTCCGCAAAGGCCACCGACCCCGACCTTCTGATCGAGCATTATGCCCGCCTAGCCGATAAGCGCAAGAGCCTGAGCGTCCGCCAAGGTGCGCAGCGCATGCCCATCGACGAGCTGATGAAGTTCGACCGCAAGGCCGACCCTACCAACGTGCTAGGCAATCGCTGGCTATGCAAGGGCGGCTCTTTGGTCATGGCCGGACAGGCTGGCACCGGCAAGTCCGCCCTCATGATGCAGGCCGCCATCAATTGGACGCTTGGTCAGGACTTCTTCGGCATCAAGACCAACGACGGCATGAAGATGCGCACGCTCGTGATCCAAGCCGAGAACGATGCCGGAGACGTGGCCGAGAGCATGCAGGACCAGATTAACGGACTGTACCTGGACGAAGACCAAAGGGCTGAACTAAAGGACCGCATGTTTATCTACCGCGAGAGCGTCGCAACGGGTAAGGAGTTTGGGGACGTGCTGCGTAATCTAGTCATCCAGCATCAGGCCACGATCTGCTTCGTCGACCCTCTCATGGCGTTTGTCGGCGCTGACATCTCCGAGACAGCCGAGGCCGCCAAGTTCCTGCGCCACATCATCCAGCCCATCCTCAACGAGACGGGCGTCATCATCGTCTTCATGCACCACACCGGGAAGCCGAAGTCATCCAAGGACAAGGAAGGCCAGACCATGGCCGACCTCGCATACCAACTGTTTGGGAGCTCAGAGGTCAC